GCTGTTTCGGGGCCCATTTTCAACGAATTGATGCGCCGGTTTAACTTGTGCTGCGAGGGCACTTCCGGTGATTATCAATTCAGACTGGCTTATAAGAAAACTCCAGTCGATTACGTTCCTTTTATTGATAAACAAGATGGTGAGTTTATTGAGAGTGATTTTTCAAAGAATGATATGCTCCAGTGTGCCGATGTTCAGGCGCTTGAGGTTATGTTCATGCGTCGTCTTGGTTGTCCTGAGTGGTTCTTGCGTTTACACGCAAAAACCGACTCTTTCGAAGTTACAAACAAGAAGCATGGCGTTTCCGCAAAGCTTGACCATGAGTTGCCAACTGGGGCTACCGACACAACGTTTCGCAATTGCATGTGGAACGGCTGCATTCTTTACACTTTCCTTATAGTCATTCGTGCTAAAAGGAGCCGAGCCCTCCTGCTCGGTGATGATATGCTGGCCCGCATAGTTGGGCTCAAGCGTTACGCTTGCAAGACGTATGAAAGCTTGGCAGCCGAAGCTAAGATGGAAGCGAAAGTGTTCAGGAGAACCCATCTTGTTCACTGTTCCTTCCTTAGCAAGAATTTTATTCCTTCCTATTCGGGGTTCCACTTCACTGTGCCCCTAATGGGAAAGAATCTTGCCAAGTTTAACATGCGTGCTAATCTCAACCAGCAACTCAGCGACCATGCCTATTTTGCTGGCAAGGCCGTTGGTTATGCATATGAATTTCGTTTCGTTCCCTTTTTGCGTGACATCTTTCTTGACCGTTTCAACCACGAGTGGTCTTTCGTGGATAAAGAAAGGCGTACCGCATTCAGGGATGCCGATGCTTATGTTAGTTGGAATGCTCGTGAGGCAGGCATCACCTTACGCGGGATTCGCGACAAGTTGGTCGAACCCCGCGTTTGTACTTATGATGAGTTTCACGGTTTCTGCTACCATAGGTACGGATTAACTGGCTATGACGTTATTGACCTGTTCGAAGAAGTTGTTCTTGATGTCACCAAGACTAGTCTTGATGACTACCGCGCACTTCTACTGGCCGCTGATTTTATTTGAGCTTTGAGTGTTTGATCACCACTCCATGCCCAACCGGTTCAGCGACCGTAATGGC